GCTGCTCGATGGCCGCAGTATCGTCAGCGGCGAGGCCATCAAACTGACGGTGCCCCGTGCCAGCTTGTCCCCCAAGAAGGCGGTGGACTTTATGAGCGACAAGCCCATCGAAATCGAGCTGGAGGGGGAGCTGCTGGCCGTGGATGGCGAGACTGCTCCCTTCTATGTGGATCGGCCTGTGACTGTGTGATGGGTAATATAAAACGGCGGGGAGACCGCCGTTTTCAATGACGAGTCCTCGACTCTAGCTGCTTAATGCACATCACCAGCGGAGTGCCCATGCCGATAGCTCTGTTGGGCGTTTCTCCAATTGATAAGTTAGTGATCGCGACAACAGCATCTGATTTATGAATCTCAGACATTTCGGTCTCTACTTTTTGTAAAAATTGTTCAATTTTAATAGCGTTGTTATTTGCGAGTAGAGAATAGCATTCGTTAACGAGTTCATAAGCCTGAGCTTGCACAAAAAGTGGTGGCGCGAATTTTTTGAGATACAAGCCATAGAGCCCACTACCAACTGCAATAGATAATGCTCCACCCAAAAGCATGCTTTTGAAATCTATATGTATCAACGATGTCACCTTGTAATGAGTGTCTCAGTTGGTATTTCCTGAAGGTGAGGATAAAACCATGTAATTTCAGCGATTTTCAAGCATTTTTAACATAACAGAGGGTTTGGATGAAGCAGAAAGGGGCAGGATGGAGTTTTCTAACCACTGCCAATCCAGCGGCGGAGTACCCTCCTTAAACTTAGCGAAGCGTAATCGGACGTTCGCGGTCTTCCTGTGATATGTCTCAGTAATCTCCCATAAACCCACCCATTCTGCCATCCCTTTACCATGAGGCAACTCTGAATCTGCTCGGAATGCCTCATGCCCACCTCTTCTACCCTCAATCTTGCCCTGGAGCTGGCGGCCAAGGTCACCGACCGGGAAGAGTTGGCCGCATTGGCGGGTGAGGTTTTGCAAATGTCCGACTACGCATACCGGCTAATCGAAGCTATGAGCGGATTGGTACGGTAGGGAAGGGATGGCGTATTGAGGCGAGGTGTGGCTTTAGCGCAATGCCAGCCGCTTAATCATGGCCAGTGGCTGAGATGAGGCTGAAAGGGGCAGGATGGAGTTCTCTAACCACTGCCAATCCAGCGGCGGAGTGCCTTTCTTAAACTTCTGGTAGGGCACGCCATCCTTGATGGTCAGAAACAGGGTGCAAGGCGTATCGGCACGGCAGACATAGCGCACCATCACATCACCATGGAGTGAGCGCAGTAGATGTTTCAGGATCGGTAGCCCTTGTATGGTGTGGTGCCCCCCTTCATGCCAGACGCTAAATTGATGCATTACGCCCATACCTTTCGACCCAGTAAATCTAAGTCTTGACCGTACAGGCTCACTTGCCACTGTCAGAAATGACAGGTTGTTTTGTCGTCAGTGGGAAAGTGAGTAAATTGTTTGTGTCCCGTTCCAGTCGGTTCCCCTTCGAGCGCGGTGGACTTTATGAGCGACAAGCCCATCGAGATCGAGCAGGAAGGGGGGCTGCTGGAGCTGGAAGGTGAGAGCGCGCCCTTCTATGTGGACAGGCAGGTGACGGTGTGATTGTTGGGGAAAGAAAACGGCGGGGAGAGCCGCCGATTTTTGTCGATGATATATTTATGATAATGCATCAATGACATCCCCCCATCGCTCAGCACTTTCAAAGTGTCCGTTTGAAATGCAGTTGTTGTGGAAATGTACGGCGTGTTCAAGACGAATCTGATTTATTGCTGATTCATTTTCCATACGAAAGCGCGTGTAGGCTGCTGCAATTAATCTTGTTGAAATTTCGTCTGGGTGGTTCATTGGAACGGTCTTTTGGCACCAGTTTCGGACAGAAGGGTAAATGGAGTCAATATACTGAATGCCTGGATTAGGTTTACCAACATAAGAACTAATTGAATGCCGTCCTTCATACTCAAATGGTAATAAAGGTTGCCCATCAATAATTGTTCTAACGAAATCTTTCTTCGAAATAAGTCGACCATGCAGTTCAAGGACAAACCAATAATAATCTTCATTCGTTTGTAAAACTTGCTGTAAGTCGCGCAATATTATTGCTGATAATTCTAAGGCTGTTCGCTCCGTTACTGATCCCCTTATTATTCCGGATCCTATTTTGTAAGATTCTTGTGATTGCAAATAAGTTTGGGTATCCTCCTCTATTTTTCCGACTCTTTTCATTTCATTTTCTCCGTGACGAACAATACCGTCAACTATGTCAGCAATTTGCTCAATAGGGCCTCTCAACTCATTTCTGGGGGTGTTTGAAATTGCAACTAAATAATTAACGTAAAAATTGGCACATGATGCACTAGCTAAATTCCCATCACGTAAGTTGCTGATTGCATCTGTACTGATTATGGTGATGTACTTGTTCTTAGATTCAGAGTCGGCCGACTGAAATCCCTTTAAATTTCCGAATATTTTATTTAAATTGGCAAAGCGGCCCCAGAGATGCATTGCGTATATGGCTTTTTCGTTGGAGGAATTATATTCTGCGATAAATTTAGTTAATACCTCGAGGTTGGCTTGCTGTACTGGGGGCTCATTTTGTTGACCTTGTTTTGATTTAAACCAGTCAAACATATTACATCTCCATTTAATGAGTTTCGATAAGAGAGATACAGGGCCGTAGGTTCGATTAGCGAAGCGTAATCGGACGTTCGCGGTCTTCCTGTGATATGTCTCAGTAATCTCCCATAAACCCACCCATTCTGCCATCCCTTTACCATGGGGCAATCTGAATCTGATCGGAATGCCCCATGTCCACCTCTACCACCCTCAAACTTGCCCTGGAGCTGGCGGCCAAGCTCACCGGGCCACCGTTAACGGTGGCCAGCGGCTTACAAGAGGGGAATAAACAAGCAGAGGGGTTTGCCGCTATCGATGGTCGCGGCAACAATAGGGGTCAGCGTAAAAGAAACAGGATATGGCGTTTGTCGTCGTGTTCTGCATAATCGACGACATCAAACTTGCTGCTGCTCTCTTGGGTGATCTGCTGGTGGGTTAACCCGGTCAGGCACCAGGGTTTGAAGCTGCCCGGTTTGATGGGGTAGCCGAGATAGCCGCGAATGGACTGACGCTGTGCGTCGTAAACTTCAATACATTGTGAGGTGAGTTGATTGATACCAATCAACCAGAGCAGTGCCCCACTCAGGGTTTGCATATCATCACTGACCACGCAGCCATATTTTCCCCGCAGATATTGATACACTTGTCGGGCAAGGCCGCTGCGGTAATCCGGGTCGATAAAGGCGCCACGGATTTGAATACCCTGTTGATCTTGTGCTTCTGCATTGATGGGCAACTGTACCGGGTTATAAACAAAGCGGCCCACAACCGTATCGTTGCCGGTGCGGGCATCTGCGACAGAGGCTAGCAGCTCTTCCTCGCTCCACTGGCTGTCATCTTCGATAGCATCGGTCAGCCACTCATCCACCCCCAGCTCGGTTACCACCAGACAGCATGAAAAGTCGCTGTCGTCGCTCATGCGATATTCAGTCAGCGCCAGTATTGCCAATCTGCGTCGGGCGATCATGAAGTGCTGAAAGGTCACCTCGTTTGTCATGCCTTCGGGGTCGGTATCGAGTTGTTTGCGGTAGGTCTGAACCAGATTGGGGGCCATAGTCTTCCCGGACTTGTCTCAAAAATAAAAAAGCCTGATTCGGAGATCAGGCTTTTACCACTCTTTGTTTATGCCAGCAGTTGCAGCTCTTGGGTCAGCGCTTCGTTGACTGCGCATTTTACCGCTTCGTCAAAACGTGAGTTAACGCTATGGTGACTCGACGGTTTGACGGCATAACGGAGCTTGTCATTCTTGACCAACAGCTCTGCGATTGGTTCGATGTAGTAGCTTTCGGCACTGCTGTCGTTGCGCTTGGTTTCAAACTCATCACGCCACAGCACTATGTATCTTGGCTGATTGTATCTGGAGATATCACGGCGGATCTGGATGGGGCGCGGAAAGCTGTTATCGCTGACCTCTTTCACCACTTCAGTTTTTTGCAGTAAAGAGTGCATCGAGATTGTCATGTTGCACCTCCTTTGTTGCCGTGCCTGACAGTTGGTTGGTCACTCAGCCTCTTCTTGGCGCTAAGCTTGCCAGCAAGCTTAGCGCCAAGAAGAGGCTGAGTACACACGAATTCGCTTGTAAACCATACAAATATTGGCTGTTAACCATCCATTTATGCAGGGATGGAGTGGCAAAATATCACACATCCTTCCTTTCATTCTAGCGTTTCACCTCCTTGTGGCGTTCTTTTTTTAATCCACCATAACCCCTTGGCATCGCCTTGCATGGGCAGAATGAGCATGTCTGTTCACTGATTGGTAAGGCTGCCCATGTCAGACCCCCGAACCCTCAAACTTGCGCTGGAGCTGGTTGCCCGTGTTGTTGGCCGCGAAGAGCTGCAAGGGCTACTGACCGAGCTGGAGGCCCTTGGCCCCGGCAGTGCACAGGCGGCCACGGCCACGACCACCTTGACCGACGCGCAGGAGGCATTGCAGCAGAGCCTGCCCGAGAGTGGCGAACTGCTGGCCCAATCCACCCCCCAGTGGCAGGGCTGGGGCCAGCAGTTGGCTGCGGTGGTCGAGACCCTGTTGCTACTGGACAGTCGCTCCACCCAGGCTGCGCAGCGCATGGTGAGCGAGCAGCAGTTGATGGGGCAAGCCACCCGCCAAAGCGCCGATGGGGCGGCAGAACTGGCCAAGGCGTTTGAGGCGTTGGGGCTGGACTTCGAACGGGCCAATGGCCGTATCGGTGCGGGCTTTCAGAAGACCATCGGCGCCCTGGATGTATTGGTGGCGCACACGGGCGCCAGTAGTGCCGCCATCGAGGAGGCGCTGGCCGCCGCCTACAACAGCGCCAAGACCACCGCCGAGATCGATGCGGTGATCGCGCGTCAGAAGCAACTGGCCGCCCAGGGCAAGATCACCGGGGATGCGCTGGCCCGCTCCATGGCCATCGCCGCCGATGCCATGGCCAAGGTGAAAGGGGGGAGTGGCGATACCAAGCAGGCAGTGGCAGCCATTGGTGATGGTTTTGACGAGGCCGCCGCACGGGCCAAAGGGGCCACCGATGCGATGCAGGCGGGGCTTAAAGGGGTACAGGATGAAGCCAAGCAGACGAATGCCAGCCTTGCCAGTAGCGGCGGGGGCGGTGGTCGAGGCGATATCACCCGTACCGTGAACGCCGGTTCTTTCTACTACAAGAGCGTGGATATCAATAGCCTGCGCGGCAATGCGGAGGGGCTGGCCAATACCCTGGCCGGGGTGGAGGAGGAGCTGGCCCGCTACAGCCAGAAGGTCAAAGACATTCCGGCCTACAGCGAGTGGAGCAAGTATTACGGCGAGAAGTTCCAAAAGGAGATGGAGGCCATGCGTGCTCGACTCAAGGAAGAGCTCAACAAAGCGTTGGCCAAGGAGAGTGCCAAAACCAATCAGGCCGCCACCCAGCAACCAGTCCTAACTGCAGAGCCATCTACCCCCAGCGCCAACACCCCAGGGAGACGCAGGCCCTTGTCCGAGCGGATCACCATCGAGCTCAAAGGGGCAGGAAGCTCGGCCGAACTGCAGGCTGATGAGGCCAATGCGAATGCCCTGATATCCCTTCTTAAACAGCAAGGACTTCGCCAATGAACGTGACCTTAAACAGCGTGCTGCTGCCAGATGATCTGGTCTGGCGCGACGAGTTCGAATGGGCGCCGGTCGAGCAGGTGGTGACCCCGACCCTGAGCGGCGCCCTGTTGGTGGAGGAGACCGCCAAGCCGGAGGGGCGGCCGCTGACCCTGAGCGGGCACTGCTCCCGTGCCAAGGTGCAGGAACTCAAGGTGCTGGAGGCGCAGGTGGCCCGGCTGATGACGTTGACCCTGCTCGATGGCGTGACCCGCACCGTGGTGTGGCGCCGCCCTGGTGTGGTAGCCACGCCCTTGTACGAGTTGGCTGACCCAGACGGTGATCACCCTTACGCCCTGACCCTGAATCTGACCGAAATTGAGCGCGGAGAGTAACCCCATGACCATTCTCTCTGGCGATATCGTGCTGTTGGCCAGCCAGCGCCTGGTTGATACCGATGACGGCGGTGGTCGCATCACTGGCCGCGAGATTATCAGCGGCAACCATAACAGCCTGTTTCCCGATATCAGCGATATGGATCGGGCCTATGGCACCGTGAATATGCGCAAGGCGTTTCTGGCGGTGCAGACGGACGACACCGACACCTACTATGGCGCCAATGCCATGGTGCTGCTGCCGCCCAGTGACCCCAGCGTCAACCTGACGCTGATGACCACCAAAGACCACAACGACACCCGCGGCAACGCCCGCAATACCCTGGAGCGCTATCAGGCCAGAGGCCCGAAGTGGCAGGGGGTGCTCTACGATACCCAGCTGCAAGGGCAGCGGGCGATCCGCATCCTGCAACGGGTAGAGGTGCGGTTGCCGGAGGTCGGGGAGGTGCTGGTACTGGTCGGCAACGAAGGGAAGGGGAACGAGGTTGAGCAGTATGTACGGGTTGACCGGGTCACCGCCGAGCTGCGCAAGTTCGGGGTGGCGGGCTATCAGGGCGAGTTCACCCGCAACGTGGTCACTTGCGTGATCACTGACCCGCTGCGTCACACCTTTGAAGGGGAGCAGCCCAGCCCCTATGACCAGGCAACCACCAAGACCACCCTGCGGGAAACCGTGGTGGCCGATGCCGCGAACTACTTTTCGACCACCAAGCTGGTCGCGGATGCGGCGCTGGGGGCAATGCGGGTGCAGGCCAAGACCATTTTCACCCAGCTGGTACCCAGTGCCCGCAGTGAAACCCCGGTGGTCGATCTGACCGCTGCCGGTGAGCTGGGCGCTCTGCTGGAATCCGGGGTGGGCAGTCCCCACACCTTCACCACCACCTCACCGGTCAGCCCCAGTCAGGGGTTGTTCCTGGGGATTGGTGCCATGCCGGGCAGTGTATCGGTCACCATAGGCGCGGCGGTGATCACCGACAAGGGCGGCGAGCTGTTCCTGGTCGGTACCGTGGTGGGGGCTATCGACTACGGGCGCGGCCTGCTGACCTTCAACAGCCAGTGCCCGAACTACGGCGCCGCCAGCAAAGCCGTGAGCTTTCGCCCGGCAGTGATGCCATCGCGCATCGCTGACACGGCCCAGATCCAGATCGCCGCCAACAACCGGGGCTATGCCTACACCGCGACCCTGCTGCCTACCCCTTGCCCCGGTTCGCTGACCGTCAGCTATCTGGCCCAGGGCAAATGGTACGACCTGAAAGACAACGGGCGCGGGGAGCTGTTTGGCCAGGACAAATCCTATGGCTCTGGCCTGCTCAACTTCACCACCGGCTCTGTGGTGCTGACCCTGGGGGCGCTGCCGGATGTGAACAGCGCGATCATGTTCAGCTGGGGTACCAAGGTCTCTTACCTCAACCGCGCCAGCATGGTGCTGGATCCGGTGCAGCTGACCCATAAGCTGGCCCATGAGGGGATCACCCCCAACAGCCTGACCCTGACCTGGCAAGCCGGTAGCGCGACCAAAACCGCCATCGACAACGGGGCTGGCCAGCTGACCGGCGATGCCACCGGCACCATCAATTATGTGACCGGCGATCTGGCCCTGCGGGTGGCGACCCTGCCGGATGGCGGTCAGGAGTACCAGGTTGTTTACCAGTATGGCGACCCGGATACCCAACGCTTTGACTACCCGGCCCGCAACCCGGACGGGACGATCACCCTGCAGCTGCCCAAGCAGAACCTGACCCCCAGGATGGTCTCGCTGCGCTGGAATGCTCTTTATGAGGAGGTGAAGGACGACACCGAACTGGTGATCGCTAGCCGTGACCCGATCATCAGTGTGCGCGACAACGGCGCGGGCAAGCTGCTGGATGCGGCAGGGGTTGAACGGGGCACCGTCAATTACACCACCGGCCAGATCACTATCAAGCCGGATGGCCAGGGCGGCATTCCGAAAACCCGCTATGAGTGGCGCACCATCGGCACCTATGGCGATGGCCACGGCAACACCATTGCCCGCCAGCGCTGGACACTGGTGGAGATCTACTACGTGCAGGCCGCTTACCTGTTCCCGGTGGACGACAGTGGTTGGGTCGAGGTGGAGTACCGCAGCAACAATGCAAGCCAAGCGGGCCAGGACACCGTGAAGGCCACCCCGCTGGTGCTGGATATCACCCCGCGCAACGGCGAGGCGATCTTGGCCAACTCAGTGCGCTTTGCACTGGGCGGGTCTGTCTATGTGGACAGGCAAGGGATCCTCTATCGCAACATCGACCCCGCCACCGGAGCCGGTGAGCAGGCCGGGACACTGGATTACGCCACCGGCAAGGCGACCGTGACGGTCTGGAACCCTGGTGCGGCGCCCGTACCTGCCCTGAGTTCGCTGGTCACCAGCCTGGTGGCCCAGACGGTGGACGAGGTGACATTCAGGACGCCGGGGGCACCCATTGCGCCATCCAGCCTCTACCTGAGCGGCAACACCGCAGACGGGCGCCGATTTGAGGTGACCGCCAACGGCGATGGCACCATCACCAGCACGGATGTAACCGGCAAGGTGGACTATCAGACCGGGGTGGTATCGGTGCGCTTTGGCCGCCTGGTGACGGCAGCGGGCAACGAGGGTAAACCCTGGTACGACCCGGATAGGGTGGTCGATGGCAAGATCTGGCGTCCCTTGTCGGTGGTGGCTGACACCATCCGGTTTAATGCGGTGGTCTATAGCTATCTGCCGCTCGATGCGGATCTGATCAAGCTGGATCCGGTGCGCCTGCCGTCTGATGGCCGGGTGCCCTTTATTCGCAAGGGGTACATCGTGGTGGTGCATTCCACAAAGCGCAGCGCCTTCCCTATGGGCGTACAGGAGGGGCAACAGCTCAGCACCGGGCGCGAACGGTTGGCCTATTGCCGGGTGGAGGACAAGAACGGCAAGGAGCTGGCGCCGCAGCTCTACAACGTCAACATGAACAGCGGGATGGTGACCCTGGCCAGCCCGCTGAACCTGACCGGCTATGTGGAGCCGCTGACCGTGGTTCACCGCGTCGAGGATATGAGCCTGGCCACCGATGTGGAGATCTCGGGCCGCATCACCCTGGCTCGGCCCCTCAGTCACAACTATGAGGCGGCGGATACCCTGGTCTCCAGCGCCCTGATCATCGGTGACCTGTGGGCCCGTTATGGGGCGCTGTTCGACCAACGCACCTGGACAAATAACTGGTCTGATTTTCTGATTGGCGACCCCTGCACGGCGGAATACAACGACACGGATTTCCCGATCGGGGTGACCAACCGGGCAACCCTGCAAGAGCGCTGGGCCATCATCTTCCAGACCACCACCACGTTTATTTTGGTCGGCGAGCATGTGGGCCAAATTGCGGTGGGGGACGTGAATACCGACTTTGCCCCCATCAACCCCAACAACGGCCAGCCCTATTTCAGGCTTGACCGGCGCGGTTGGGGGGCCGGTTGGGCAGCGGGCAACGTGCTGCGCTTCAACACCTACGCCGCCAATTACCCGATCTGGTTTATCCGCACCATCTTGCAGTCGGTGGCTGCGGTGGATACCGACCGTTTCGAGGCCCAGCTCAGGGGCAACGTCAACCGTTAACCGGTGAGGCGTTGCGCCTTGCCTGTGGAGATAAAACGATGGCTGAATACAAGGTCAAATGGTTTGCAAGCGAGATGCAGGGGGCCCCGAGCCTGGGCGATACCGCAGAGGGCGCCCTGGCGGCGCTGCTCAAGGCGGTACTGGTCACCGGCTTTGGCACTCTGACCATCAACGCGCTGGCTTTCGATGCCGCCAAGGGGTGGGCGGTGGCGACCTTTACCGGTGGGCATGCCTATCTGCAAGACTCAGTTGTCCAGGTCGAGGGGGTATCGCCTGCTGCCTACAACGGCGAGCATCGGGTGATGCAGGTCACCGCCACTCAGGTCTGGTTCGAGATTGACGGCGGCAACCCCGGTGCCCCAGGAACGGGCGCGGCCATGACCATGAAGGTGGCGCCGCTGGGCTGGACGATCACCCATGAGAGCGGTGACGGGAAGATCTTTATCGTGCGGCCAACCAACGTCAGTGAGTCGGGCAATGTCTCGCTGCGCATCGACAATTCGGCGTTTACGGGGTGGATGGGGGCAAACTATTTCAACTATCTGGCCAAGGTGGCGATGGTTGAGGATGTGGTGGATATCAACAGTTACACCAATATTGGGGAGTGGCGCTGGCCTTGTACCGGGCGCTTTTCCAACCGGCGTTGGGATCTGGTGGGCGATAGCCAGCTGTTTTACTTCATGCCAGCTTATGCGGCCGGTAACTACCAGTTTATGTATAGCTTTGGCTATATCAGAACTGTTCGGCCTGGCGACCGTTACCATGCCGTGATTAACATCTATCCGACTACCAATGCCAATGAGCAGGGGCGTAACTGGCAACAGGGTTCATCTAGCTGGGCGGTTTGGGGCAACCTGTATCCCAATTTTGACAACGCTAGCCACCGGATAATTGCCCGGCCATATCACCAGCTATTCGGAGCCACCAACTGGTTTATGAAAGGGCTGTTTGGCCGATTCGGTAACGGTTTGAACATCCCCAACGGCCCGGACAACGGTTTCTATGTGACCCAGGACCCCACCATGGTGATCGAGAGTGGCAACCACCTGCGTGGCTATTTGCCCGGTTTGGTGTGCCCGTTCGCCACCATAGGGGCATGGGACAGGAAGAACTTCAAAGACCTGCCTGCCATGCCTGGCAAGTTGTTGCGGTTTGTCAGGGTGGGGTTTCAGGAAGATAACTATACCGCTGGGCAGACCTGCCTGATGGGCTTTGACCTGACCGGCCCCTGGAGGTAAGCCATGGCGACGTTCTTGCCGTCAAAAGGGTGGCTGATGCTATCGGCTGCCCAGACCATTACCTACGATGCCGCGCTTGATGTAACCGCGACCAGCGGAGCGGAATGGGCCGACTGGTTTGGCGATACCGCCGATATCGGGTTGTTCCGTTATGCCTATAACAAGAGCGGTGCTGCTGATACCGGCGTGTGGGGTGGGTCTATCCCGTTCAAGCCCATTGGGTATCGGTTGAAGATTGGGGCAGCCAACGCCTGCTGGACTAACGACCTGTGCGATATGGATCTGGAGTTTCTGGATGCGGCGGGCAATGTGGTCGCCGCCCTTCGCACCCGCACAGATGGCACCTATCGCAGCGGGCTATGGTACGGCCCAAGCCTTACCAGCCTGACCAAAGCCACCCAGCGAGACGCATACCCGCGCACTTATGGTGAGCTGACCTTTACCCCAACTAGCCTGATTTATACCGATGATGGCGGTCAGCATCGCAACCAGTCATTTACCCTGACCTGCAATATGGCGGTGGTAACGACCCTGCGTTTTAGCAATATGCGCTCCTACGAGACCTATACAGGTGGCAACGGTTGCCGTGCCGAAACCTATTTGCGCATTGCAGGCGGGCCACCAGGGTTTAATGGCGACTTTGCTGCGCTAACGGCAGAGCAGTACACCGCGTTGCAGCCGGATTTGGTATTGCCAGTCGGTGCGGCTATTGAGCATCAATCCGGGGTCGGGTTGGTCGCTTCTGGCACTGCACCATCCTACGTCTTGGCCAGGGGGATTTTGCCTGGTCAGACTGGGGTGCTGTTCGATGCGGCTGGCGCTGTGGTTGCCAAACTGGCCTACCTCAATGGTATGGCGGTGCTGACGGTCGGCGGGGTGACCACTCAAGGGCCAGCTGATGCACCCTATCTCGGCTTGGCCGCTATCAATGGGCAGGTGTTTGGCTACTACCAGACCAAGGTGTTTACCCGCTCAACGCAATTCATTGCCTCATCGCAATACAAGATATGGATAGAGCTGCAACCGGGAGACCGCCTGGCCAGGATAGGGACTGAATTTGTCCCGCTCCAGGTCGAGTTTACCTATGTGCTGTTCACTACCCCGATGACCATCACCGTGGCCAACCAGGAGGCACGCGCTCCGTTCCTGCCGCAAGATGTGGCGTGGAAAGGAACCCCACCATTTGTCGCTGGCCCATTGATTAACCAACCAATGAATCAACAGTTGTTATGCAAGGGGCGGGACTATTTCTGGATCCGCGATGGGGTGCGCAACGTGGAGCAGGGGTTTATTGAAAGTACGGTGACCATCAGCGGGATGGCAGTGCGGCGCCGGGTGCTCTGCTTTACCCAGGATGGTGAGCTGGTTGGCGAGACCTACAGCCGCGCATCGGATGGGGTCTATCGGTTCGATCTGCTGTGGTTGAATCGCCGTTATATGGTGGTCGCCCAGGATGACCCGGCATATGGCCCCGCCGACTACAACGCCGTGGCTGCCGACTATCAGGCGCCAAAACCCTATCCGCCTGGTGGTGGGGTGGCACCTGCATCATTCCCCCAGCTTGCCCCGCTCAAGAGGAAATAACCATGATCTCCTATGCCGAAGGGCTGCGCACCAGTCGCGCCCAGCTATTGGCCACGGCCATTGATACAGGCAGCGGGGCCAGTGCCAAGCTGACTATCTATACCGGCACCAAACCGGCACCTGGGGCGGCTACGACTGACCAGCTGGCTCTGGTGGTGCTGACGTTCAGCCACCCTTGCGCCAAGACGATCAGCGGTGGGGTGCTGACCCTGAAGCCCCTGGCCGAGCAGATGGCCACCGCCAGCGGTGCCCCTACCTGGGGGCGCATTGTTGACCGGGATGGGGCCTTTGTGGCGGATCTCGATGTCGGGGTGCCAGGCAGTGGCGCCGATCTGGAGTTGCCCGCAGCGGAGTTTTTTGCCGGTGCGCTGATCCGCATTAATACCGCCACCATCACTGAACCGTAACCGGGGGGCCATATGGCCAGAAAGGATGCCAGCCTAGCGCTGCGTAAGGCTCGCAGCATCAACGGCCAGCTGGAGCTGAATCAGTCCGACGTGGTGCGCCTGGTCGGCATCCTGAATAGTACCAACTTGCCGCCACGCCTGAGCGCGTCACCGGGTCTGGTGCTGGCATCGGTATTGGATGGCGCCCCGCATCGCTCCAGCGTAATGCTGGGCTGCTCAGTGGTGTTTGATGCGGTGCTTGCCAGCCAAACCCATGGCCGTGGGGAGCTGGTTGGTGAGTTCGTCATTGAATGCACCATGGCCAGCACATCCAGAGCCCCGTTGCCGGTGCTCGCCGGGCAGTATGACCAGAACGTATTCCGGGGCCCTGCCAGTGCAATGGGGGATGAGTGGGAGCCGGCAGATAGCCATTCCGAGGCCCTCAGTAACGAATGGCAGAAGGCAGGCACCGAGCGGGCAACCAGCGGCTCCCTGTGGCAACTGGCGGCGGCTCATCAGCAGCAGGTGGCCGAGCTGGGCGAGCAGATGCCTCAGACGTTCATGGCTAATCAACAACGCTTTGCCGAGGGGCTGCCGGTCAGCCAGCAGAGCCGCCAGGGCTATGACAGCCTGGCCGCTGGCCATGTGGCGAATCAGTCCCTGTGGGTTGAGGCGGCGCCGGTCAGCAGGTGGCGCCTGGTCGGGTTCACCAACCCGCCGCGCTTTGACAAGGCTTGGCAGGCTGACCAGTGGCAAGAGGGCATCCTCATTGGTAAGGGGGTCGCCGCTCAAGCCTGGCACCACGGCAAGCCGCTGATAGAGGGCTGGCGTGATGGCTGGGATGAGGCCATGTTGCCCTCCTGGGGCAAGACGCCACCACCAGAACCACCCAAGCCCCCCATCCTCCCCGATAAGCGGGTGCTGCGGCTGGCGTTCGGGCGCAAGCGCGACACGGCAGAGCTGGAGTTTGTCTGGCAGGGCAGTGATGCAGCAATCGTCATTCCAACCCGGAGGGTTTATCTGGTGAGCAATACAGCGAAGATCGTGCGGGTACGCGATGGGCTCGATATCCCGGCCACAGCGGTGAGCATCGAGCTCGATACCGACTCCTGGGCGTGGCAGTTCAGCGCTCAAATTCCCCGTATCGCGGCGGCTGCGCTGACCGATGAGGAAGAGGTCAGCATCCATATCAACGGTCAGCAATGGGACTGCGTGTGCGATGGTTGGCAATCGAGCCAGAGCTTTGGCCGCGAGTCTGCAACGCTGACGGGCCGCTCGCGTACCGCTTACCTGTCGCCGACCCATGTATTGGCGCAGCCGGTGAGTGAGCGTGCTGCAGCGACCATGGCCCAGCTGGCGGCCGCCGTATTGCCGGTGGGTTGGACGCTGGATTGGCAAGCGGCTGACTGGTTGGTGCCTGACGGGTACTTTAGCCTGGACAACCAGACCCCGATCGAGGTGGTCAGGTACCTGGCCGAGGCGGCCGGTGGCTTTGTGCTGCCACACCAGCGCAACCGTCATCTGGTCATCAAACCGCGCTATCCCACTGTGCCGTGGCAGCTCGATACTGCTCAGGTCGATGTGGCGATCCCCCGCGCCATCATCACCACCTTGGGCAGTGACTTCCAGCCGGGTCATGCCGCCAACGGGATCTGGGTGACTGGAGGCCATCAGGGCATCAGTGCGCGGGTGGTGCGCCAAGGGACGGCTGGCGAACAGCAAGCGCCGACCATCACCCACCCGTTGGTGTGTGATGTGACGGCAGCCCGTGCCCAGGGTGTGGTGGGGCTGGCCAAGAGCATGCCCAAGCGTACCCAGACCATTGAACTGCCGTTGTCAGCTGATACCGGCTTGATCCTGCCGGGGGCGCTGCTCGCCGTGGATGGCTGGAAGGGTTACAACCGGGGCGTCAGGGTCTCTGCTGCGCTGCAGAACCGGGCCATGACGGTGCGCCAGCAGCTGAGTGTGGAGCGATTTGTATGAACCTGTTTAAGCGATTCTTAGAGCTGGTACCCGGCGCTGATCCCTTGTTGGTTGGTACCGTGACATCAGTAGGTACCACGACCACGACTCTCAGCACGTTGGCGGGCGGGACGGTCACAGTACGGGGCACCGGGGTAGCCATCGGCAAGAAGGCATTTTACAGGGGAGGGGAGCTGGCAGGAGAGGCGCCGGATTTACCAACCTATGAGATAGAGGTTTAATGCCGGTTTAACGGGGTTATCAAACTCAGTGATTCCGGTGCCACCAAGTTTGATAAACTACCGGGTCGGTAGCTTTTCATTTTCCCCGCAAGTCTTTTTCATTTTCGGCGGCGGGCTACACTTCGGATGGCCATTTTTGCCGCAGTTCAACACATCAGAGCACCTTATCGCGGCAAGATGAGGTATCTTATGCCCCGATTTCATCCAATAAACGGATCCGAGACCCTATATGATCATCAAACCCAAGGTTCGCGGCTTTATCTGCACCACCACTCATCCGGTCG